AAAGAGGTATTATGACGCAATCTCAAGGCACAAAATCAACATCCCAACACCAATCATGGCAGGAGTGCGAACTCCGCTTCGACAATTTGCTAGCTGTGTTCTTGTTGATGTTGATGACACCCTCGATAGTATCTTTAGCAGTGATATGGCTATTGGCAGATACGTGTCACAGAGGGCGGGCATCGGTATCAACGCTGGTAGGATCCGTGGCATCAACAGTAAAATCAGAGGGGGAGAGGTTTCGCACACGGGTGTTATACCATTTCTCAAGAAGTTTGAAGCAACTGTCAGATGTTGCACGCAAAATGGCATACGAGGTGGATCCGCGACAGTCCACTTCCCAATCTGGCACCAAGAAATAGGGGATATCTTAGTTCTTAAAAACAACAAAGGTACGGAGGACAATCGTGTTCGCAAACTTGATTACAGTATTCAAATCAGCAAACTCTTCTATGAGAGGTTCATTCAGGACGGTGAGATCACGCTTTTCTCTCCGCATGATGTACCTGGACTTTATGATTCTTTCGGGACAGACAAGTTTGACGATTTATATGTTCAATATGAAAACGATTCGTCCATTCCGTCGAAAACTGTTAAAGCACAGGAACTCATCCTTAGTCTTCTTAAAGAAAGGGCTGAAACGGGTCGTATCTATATTATGAATATTGATCACTGCAATTCCCATTCATCCTTTAAAGATAAAGTTGAAATGAGTAATCTTTGTCAGGAAATAACTCTTCCAACGTATCCTATTCAACATATTGATGATGAATGTGGTGAAATTGCACTCTGTATTCTTTCTGCAATTAATGTTGGTAAAGTGAAGTCTGATGAAGAACTCGAAGAACTTTGTGATCTTTCTGTTCGTGGTTTGGATGAGTTGATTGACTACCAAAAATACCCCGTAAAGGCAGCTGAAATTGCCACCAAGGCACGTCGTTCTCTTGGTGTGGGATTTATTGGTCTAGCACACTATTTGGCAAAACTTGGATTTAATTATGACTCTCAAGAAGCATGGAATGCTATTCATGGTCTTTCTGAATCATTTCAGTTTTATCTTCTGAAAGCATCAAATCAACTTGCAAAAGAAAAAGGATATTGTGAGTATTTTGGACGCACTAAGTATTCTGATGGAGTGCTTCCGATTGATACATACAAAAGAGATGTAGACGAAATCTCTTCTATCCCTTACCAGCATGATTGGGAATCACTTAGAGCATCTATCTTGGAACACGGCCTTAGGCACTCAACACTGTCCGCACAGATGCCATCGGAGAGCAGTTCCGTTGTGTCAAACGCAACAAATGGAATCGAACCACCTAGAGACTATTTGTCCATTAAGAAATCAAAGAAGGGACCTCTTAAGCAAGTCGTTCCTCAATATCATACCCTTAAAAACAATTATACTCTTTTGTGGGATATGCCTAGCAATCGTGGGTATATCAATATTGTTGCTGTTATGCAAAAATTCTTCGATCAAGCGATTAGTGGAAACTGGTCCTATAACCCAGAAAATTATTCGGATAATGAAGTCCCAACTTCAGTAATGGCAAATGATTTCTTGACTACATACAAGTACGGGTGGAAAACTTCCTATTATCAAAATACCTATGATATTAAAACCGATGAGGTGGTGGAAGAGAAACCCAATCTTCAAGATTTGCTAAGTGAGTTAAGTTCAGTAGAGGAGGGAGAGTGTGAATCCTGTGCAGTTTAAAATTTCTTCAACAGAAGAACAAACACAAGTCAAGGGGATGACGGTTTTTAACACTGAACAAGTGAATATAAAAAAACAACCGATGTTTTTTGGAAAACCCCTTGGGATACAACGATATGATTCATACAAATATCCAGTCTTCGATAAACTGACTACACAGCAATTAGGATACTTCTGGAGACCCGAAGAGGTGTCTCTCCAGAAGGATCGTGGTGACTATCAAACTTTGCGTCCAGAACAGAAACACATTTATACCTCAAATTTGAAATATCAAATTATGCTTGATTCTGTTCAGGGTCGTGGACCTGGAATGGCTTTCATTCCATATTGCTCATTGCCTGAGTTGGAAGCGTGTATGGAAGTATGGGGATTTATGGAGATGATCCATAGTCGTTCATACACATACATCATCAAAAATATCTATTCTGATCCAAGTGAAGTGTTTGATACGATCATTACTGACGAACGTATCCTGGAACGTGCTAAAAGCGTCACAGAGTCATATGATGACTTTATTCAAGCATCACAAGATTATGGTTCATCCAATGCTTGGATGCACAACCTTGAAAAAGTTTCATATGCACAACAGAGTCTCAACGATGTTAAACGAAAGTTATACAGAGCAATCGCAAACGTTAACATTCTTGAAGGTATTCGCTTCTACGTTAGTTTTGCTTGTAGTTTCGCCTTTGGTGAACTTAAGCTTATGGAAGGATCCGCTAAGATCATCTCTCTTATCGCAAGAGACGAAAATCAACACCTAGCCATTACTCAGAATATTCTGAACAAATGGCGTGATGGTGATGATCCAGAAATGAAACAAATTATGAAAGAAGAGGAAGAGTGGACATATAAGATGTTTAATCGTGCTGTAAATGAAGAAAAGCGATGGGCAGATTATCTGTTCAAAGACGGCAGCATGATTGGACTTAACGATAAACTTCTTCAACAATACGTTGAGTGGATTGCTAATAGAAGGTTAAAGGCGATTGGATTAAAACCTCAATACGATATTTCAGCAAACAACAATCCACTTCCTTGGACTCAGCACTGGATTTCCTCAAAAGGACTCCAGGTGGCTCCCCAGGAAACCGAAGTAGAAAGTTATGTAGTTGGTGGAATTAAACAAGATGTGAAAAAGGACACATTTAGTGGTTTTAAATTGTAACAATACAATTAAAACTTATAGATAGAGGAGGTAACCCCCTCCTCTTTTTTTTATGATACACGTTACAGACATTTATGCTCTTAAAGCAAAATTATTTAAACTTAAGCATCAAGTAGATCAAGATCAGATGTATCCTGGAGAGAAAGAACTGGTTCATAAATACTTGAACAAAGTTCTTGACTATGTTGATGAGTTGCAGTTATACTAATGGTTGGAAATATAAAAAACCAATTGGAGAATGTTTTGAATCTGAAGATATAGAAGATAACTTTGGATTTGTTTATCTCATTACAAATAAAATAAATTCAAAACAATACATAGGAAGAAAGTATTTTTGGCAGTTCAGAACTCCCAAAGGAAAAAAACGTAAAGTAAAATCGGAATCTAATTGGAAAGATTATTATGGGTCTTGTCCGGAACTTAAAGAAGACATTGAAAAATTTGGTAGAGAAAATTTTAGTCGAGTTATCTTATCATTACATAAAACAAAGGGCAAGACAAACTATGAAGAGACTAGACAACTCTTCGTCAATAATGTCCTCACAGAATCCCTTGACAATGGAGAACCCGCATTCTACAATAGCAATATCCTCTCAAGGTACTATCGAAAAGACTATTATGACAGCAACGACTGAAGATATTGTTGCTCATGTGCGAGAGTGGTCTCTCGATCGTGCTGCAGACAAAAGCATTTCAAAAGCAGATGCTCGTGCCATTCTTGCAGAGTTCTATGAGTGGATTGAACCTGAGGATGATGAACTTGAAATCGTTTCTCTAGAACCAGAGGATTGACAAACCCTAAATAATCACTTATAATGTTTAAGCAATCCTTAAAAAGATTGCTTTTTTATTATGAGATTTTGAGTGCGATTTAGAGCCCAGGAGATTGCCCCTTGAGAAAGGGGAAGTGCGCTTTCTCTATTGGGATGTAGAGTTCAAACAAATTTAATGCTTTTTAAAACCCTTTCAATTTTTGCTGTTGCCATTACAGGACTGGCACCCCTTCAGGCAAAGGCAGCGAGCGGATGTTCCCTCGCATCACATTATGGAATCGGTGATGGATATCATGGGCAGACAACTGCAAATGGTGAAAGATATAATGCTTACGGAAAATCAGTAGCACATCGATGGTTACCATTTGGTACTAAATTAAGAGTCACAAATCAACGAAATGGTAAATCTGTAACTGTGCGTGTAAATGATCGAGGACCTTATGTAGATGGTAGAGACCTTGACCTGTCTTATGGTGCGTTCTCTTCTATTGCTCATCCAGGGCAAGGAGTCGCTAACATCTGCTATGCTGTTCTATAACATTTGATAAATATTGGGGAGTGCTGCAGACCTCCCCTTTATGTTTAACTTTAACTTTGGTAAGCCCTCTAAAAAAACTATTATAACGACAAGTATTATATTATCAACACTTATTGCAGCACTTTCACAATGCACAGGAATCCATGAAAACAATCTTTGGGATTTACTTGACGAAGTTCAAAGAAAGTATTTCCCACAAACTACTATTAATCGGGTTATTATTCAAGATCCTGAAAAATTAAATAGAAGAATTCAAAGAGATGTTGATAAAGCAATCAATAATGTAACACCAGAGTATGATCGGATTATTTCCGATTATGACAGGAAATATAAACCAAGATATGTGGAAGAACAAAATGATGAGACTGTGTGCTATACTGATGAATGTAAATCATTAGCACCTCCTATGAGAATCTGTGCTCCTTGGGTTGACACCTGCCCTAAGGACTGATATAATAGGTGAGTTGAGGGCTCATAGTTAAATGGATATAACCCGATCCTTCTAAGATTGTGTTCTTGGTTCGATTCCAAGTGAGCCTGTTGCTTCAGTGGTGGAACGGTAGACACAGCGGACTTAGAATCCGCCGCCCTAAAAAGCGTGGAAGTTCAAATCTTCTCTGGAGCACTTGACAATCAAACCTAAATGGTTTATGATTGTCT